ATGGCAACCATTATCCAACGCGGCGACAAATGGCGCGTCCAAATCAGGATGCGTGGCGTTTCGCGTTCCGCCACCTTTGAGCGGCATTCCGATGCCAAAGCATGGGCGGCGCGTGTTGAGACCGAAATCCGCGACGGGCTGCAAGGTAACCAAAGCCGCAACGTATTCTTTGGCGATATTTTAGAGCGGTATCTGGCAACTGAAACTGTCAAAAAACGTGGCAAACGTTCCGAAACCTACCGCATCAACGGCATTTTAAAATCATCGCTGGCAAATATCCGCCTAGAAGATTTGCGCCCACAGCACTTCGCCGATTGGCGCGATGCCCGCTTGCAACAAGTATCAAACGACAGCGTAAACCGCGAATTATCCACCCTTTCCGCTGTTTGTGAACACGCCATGAAAGAATGGGGGCTATTGCGCGAAAACCCCGTGCGCAAAATCAGCAAACCCCAAGCATCTAAAGAGCGCACCCGCCGTCCCAGCAAGCAAGAAATCCGGCAAATATGCGAAGCCCTGCACTACACCGAAAACGGAACACCACATCTCATCACCCAGCGTTGCGCCATCGCCCTACTCTTTGCCATTGAAACCGCCATGCGGGCAGGCGAAATTTGCGCGCTCACATGGGAAAACATCCACTTTGACCGCCGTATCGCCCACGTCGCCCAAAGCAAAAACGGGCATCCGCGCGATGTCCCCCTAACCAAACGTGCCATCGCCCTATTGGAAAAACTGCGCCCGATTGACCCGATTAGCGTGTTCAAAATCCAAGCACACAGCCTAGACGTGCTGTTTCGCCGCGCCCGCGACAACTGCGGCATCACAGACCTGCATTTCCACGACAGCCGCCGCGAAGCCCTAACGCGACTATCCAAAAAAGTGCCTGTGGAAACGCTGGCAAAAATATCAGGGCACCGCGATTTGAGCATCTTGCTCAATGTGTACTACCGACCCGATATGGCAGAAATTGCCGATATGCTGGATTAGGCCGTATCCCGTCTAACCATTGCGGAAAAACTCTTTCTGTTCTGCCGCGCGGCGGTTCACCAGCCCCTGCACCACGCGGCCGCCCGCCTTGTTCCACAGCTCAAAGGCTTTGCAGGCTGCCTGATATTTTCGCTGGTTCAGTTCACGCACCACGCTCGAACCCGCAAACGCTTTCGCGCCGATGTTGTAGCATAGGCTCACGCAGGCGTTAAATTGTGATTGGGTCAGTTCGACCCGCACCGCATCACGCACTGCTTTTTCGTAGGTTTGGATTTGGCTCGCAAGTTCGGCGCGGATTTCGCCGTCCGTCATCACGTCGCCCATCTGCACCTTTTGTCCCGCCTTATCGCCCAGCGTGTAGCGGATAAAGCCGATGCCGATAGTCGGGATGCCCACACTATCGCGGTATGCCTGATGGCTTTTACCCTCGAATTTTTCCAGCAGTTCGAGGCCGTAATCATCTACTTTCAAGTTTTCGTTCATGTTTTGTCCTTTCGTTTGACAAGTTTGCCTTGCGGCGGTTATTATCCCGCGATAATTTCGCGCAGTAAGTTAATCCCCTTAAGGAGATTTGATATGAAAATACTTATTCCGTATAAAGAACGCGTTTTTGACGCCCGAACCTATCTTGACGAAATCAAAAATAAATCAGACAACATAGAAAAAGTGGAGTTCGTCCCGCCCAAATTGGGCAAAGACGGCTACGGCTTTTTCCGTGTGCACTATAAAGTCCCCGTTTTGGCAGAGGTATGAACATGCTGCCCGAACAGCCGGACAACCAGCAGGAACTGGTACGCGAATTTTTGGAATACCAAAAACAGGAGCTTGCCAACAAACGCGCCGAGCTCGACATACGCCGCGATGAAATCGCCTCGAACGAGCGCATCGCTTTGGCAACCATCGCCGCGCAAAAGGAGGACTTTGACAAGCGCGGCAATGTGTTTGCCTCGGTCAGCAAATCGCGTCTCATGCTGTTCGGCGTCGTATCGCTGCTCATCGCACTCGTTCTCATTTGCGCCATGATGACGGGCAATACGGAAATCGCACTGGAACTGATTAAAATCGGTGGGGCAGTGCTTTTGGGCTACTTCGCCGGGCTGAACCGGGGCAAGGCCCAGGTTTTGGAAAAACAGAGGAACACCGAAGAATAACGGCTTCCCCAAAATCCGCCCCGTGCGGATTTTTTTATTGGGTTTCCCTTTCAAAAATGGCAGCGACACCTATGTCGCCACCATCAAATAAATTATTGAGTACCGCCCAAGCATTCTAATCCCGTTTCGGCTGCAACGCCCGATATGCTGGATTAGCTACATCCCATCCACCACTTCCCCCCAAGCCTGCCACTCTGCCAGCTTATCGCGCTGCGTATCCGCTATTTCAGCCATTGCCGCATATTGCTTGCCGCACTCTCCGAGTAAAACCCAGCCTTGGGCAGCGTTTGCATCGGCGGATGGGCGGGGGGTTTCGGGCAAGTTTTTAACACTTGCTCCCTGACGACTTTGTTGGGTGATACGCTGCTGCAAGCGGTCAAGCTCACGGCGAAGATTAGCGTTAGCAGTTTGTGCATTTTGTTTCTCCTGTTCAATGGTTTGCAATTTCGCCGCGTAGGTTTGCGCAGCTTGCTGTTCGGTTTGGCGCACGGCATGGATACGCGCGTTTTCCGCTTCTAACGCTTGCCGCTCATACTTGGCGGCGGCTTCGCTGTATCCCTTGTCGTGCCACCGTTGCAAGGTGCGGTATTGGGCGAATGCAACAGCAACGGCAGCGAGTGTGTAGAGTAGAGTTTTGTTCATCGTCTTTCCTTTTCAGGCTGCCAACTCAAAATGGGGCCCATCCATAAACGCCTTTTTCCCTGCCGCCCGCCGCGCTGCGCTGTAATCCGCCACCAACTCCTGCGCACTCTTGCTGGTATCGTTCAAACATTGCCAACAGCCGCCCCAGCGCACGCGCACGCCTAATTCCTTGGCAGCCTGACGCATTGCTTCCGCCAGCGGGTAATAATGCGCCCAATGCCACGAAATCTCGCTTGTGCCGTTGCCGTCGAAGTCGCCCCACGGCACAATATCCACCGCGTGCCCAAAGCCGTCTGCCTGTTTCAAATGCTTGCTGTTGAGCGTTTGCGATGCACCCGAAGCCACAAGGCGGCGTTGGCGTTCCGCCGTGCGCAAACCTTCGTTCACGGCAAAATCCATGCTGGAAAGCTCAATCGCGCGGCGCACCACGCGCACCAAATCAGGATGCACGCCAATAAGGCGTTGCTGGCTGGTATTGCCCAGTTTAAAACTCATGTTTTTACTCCTTAAAAAGCCCCAAATGGGGCAACAAAAAAAGCCGCCCAAAGGCAGTCTGAAAATACCAAGTTACCACCACTTAATCAGCGAAATGCCCAAACACATCAAGGCAAACAGGCAGCCTATCGCCAGCAACAAAATAGGCAGCCTGAAATTATCTGCCACCTTGCTCCAAACTTCCTTTGCGCCATCTTCGCTTAACTTGGCTTCTGTAATTAGTTTCATACCAAACTCCGCTTTACAGTTTATGTTAATCGGTTTATCATCATTTTCATTCATCTTTATATTTAATTCTCCATAAGGGTTAAATACAAAAACGCCGCGAAGCTCCACACTTCGCGGCGTTTTTTCAGGCTGCCTTTTTTTTAGACTGCCTGAATTTCGGGCGGGTCTTGCAGCTTTCGGCAAAACTTTCCAGCTCTTTGGTGTATTCCGCCGCCGTTGCCAGCGACTGCGTGAGCAGCACTACTGCCTTGTCGTTGGGCGTATCCGCCTTAATTTGCGCGGCAGCTAGATTTGGCGCATCTGTTTTGGGCTTGGTTTTGCTGCATACCGTGGGGTAGGGGGCAATGCTGCCGCACGCGCCTAAGCACAGCAACATGGCGGGGATGACGGTGGTTATTTTTGCCATAATCGGTTAATCCTTCTCACGTCGTTTGCGGTATCGCGCCCCACTTTTTCAGGCTGCCTGAAAACGGGTTGGGGGCGTTTGGCGGCGAGCTTGGCTTTCATTTCGGCCAGCTTTTGCGCCTGCGCCCTGATTTCCGCCTGCCGGATCGTTCTATCCAGCTTCGCATTTTGCAGTGCGGCGGTTTGGCTCTGTATCAGGCCGTCCTGCGCCACCATGATTTCCAATAACTCGTCCCGCTCCGCCGTTATCTCGTTCAACGATGCCGTTTGGTTTTTGCCGTCGGCTTCCAGCGCCGCCAGTTCGGTGTTTTTCTGCGCCAATCTATCCGCAAAGACGCACCACGAATACCCCGTAAACCCCGCCATTGTGGCGGTTATCATGACGCTGGCGGTGCAGCATTTGGGTAATTTCCACTTCATGATTCACCCTCCTTTTCGGATTCGTCCGCCTTTTCAGGCCGCCTGCCGCTCAAAACGCTGATTGCCTTGTTGGTGCTGTTCGCGCCATAGCTGGCACAGATATAAGTGAGGTAAAAATCAAAGTTCAGGCTGCCCTTGTATGCCTGCCAGCCGATAACCGCGCTGGCGACCATATGGCCGGTGAGCATCACCACCTTAGACAGACTGGCTTTGCCGTCCCCGAATCCTGTAATCAAACCCTTCATAGATACGCTCCTAGTCTTGCGGCGGCGGTTTCCAACTGCGCCAAGGTTTCCGCGTCTAATTCCGTTTCCGCATAAGCGGCCAAATAGCCCGCCACGCGCCCGCCTTTTTTAACGGGGTAGCGGTATATTTTCTTCACACTGTATCCGTGCACCAGCAGGTCGGTATTCATGCTCGGCGTTTCGTCCGGTGTGCCGTCGGCAAAGTAAAACCCCTGCTTTTCAGGCTGCCAATGCGATGTAATCGGCTGCCCTTGCAGGATTTTCTCCACCGTCTCCTTGCCAGAGAGTATCGGCAGCCACGATAGCCCGATTTCGGACACCATGCGTTGCTCTTCCTGCCTTGTCCGCGCAAAGATAAGCAGCCGCCCTTGGTATTCGTACACGTTGCTGCTCGGCACGAATTTATAACCGAGTACGGCTTGCAGATTAGCCATAGGAACCCCGTCCGCCGCCGTCTCTGCCGCCTTGTTCTCCACAAAGCCGTTCGGGGCTTCCAGATAGGGCTGGGCGGTTTCCTTTTTCGTTACCGGCTGCTCCGCCTCTACCCTTGTTTCCGCCTTCTGCTTGCTCAACCGGTCAATCAGCGCGATAGGGTCTGTTTTCCACAGCACGAGTATCACCCCGCCTGCGAAAAACAGCATTGCCCCGCGCCGGAAGCCGACCTGTTTCAAAAAGTCGGCAAGAATCCGGTATTTGTCGTCTTGTTCCGCCACCGTAAAAACTCCGTAAAAAAAGCCCCTTTCGGGGCGGTTATCTTCCTAATACTGCTTTTTCATGGTTTTAAACAGTTCGTCGCCCAGCTTCTCTTCAACCTTTTTGGCGAGGGCTTCGTCCCGTTCGTGTAGCAGCCGTCCAAATCTTTCCATGTCTATGTTGCCTATGTTGATTTGGCTTTCAGGCAGCCTGATTTCAGGTTGGTTCTGCTCTTGCTCCACCCGCTGTTTTTCCTGCTGCCGTTTAACATGGTAGGTCTGCTGTACGGCACTCATGGCGGCGGCATAGTCATTGGCGGCCTGATAGTTTCCTGCGAGTTGCGCGGCTTCTTGCGCCTTACGCAGTTTGCCAACACGTTCTTCCTCTTCCATCCGCGCCAATTCCTTTGTCTTGCCCTGCGCCTGCAACAGTTCCTTCTCTGTCTCATGGCGCGCATTCGCAGCAGCATCGGCGAAATCCTGCATTTTCTGCTTGGCTGCATCAATGGATGCGTTGAGATTGTCCAGCGTGGATTTGTCCAGCTTGTCGGCGTTGGATGCCGCTAAGGATTCGGCAGCAGCAAGGTTGCCTGCGATGTTCACACCGGTTTGTACGGCATGATTCAGGTCGCCAATAGCCCGCAGGGTACTGTCCCGCATCCGCCACATACCCTGTACATAATTTGCCCACGCGCCCGACATAATCTTCGCTTCGTTGGACATAGACGTGGCAAGGCTGTACATCTGGTTCCCGTACTGGTTTTTGCGCCAGTATTGCTGTATCTTCTGACCGAATTCGCTTACCTTTCGCGATGCGGTTTGTACTGCTTTGCCTGTCGCCTCTGCTCCTGATTTGGTTTCTTTGGCGGCTTCTGATGCAGCGTTCGCAACGCGTTCATGCGCTCCAACCTGCTGTTCCGCAGCCTCTTTGGTTTCTTTTGCGGATTTCAGGGCGGCTTTGCCAGTGTCGTCCACCGACACCGTATAGCCATGCGCGGCTGCTTGGGCTTTAACCCATGCCCGCTGGCTTTCGTTGCCACTATTCAGCATGGCATCGCCCGTCTTCTCAAACGCCTGTTTCAGGGCTTCAGGGGTTGCCTGCCCGCTTTTCTCCACGCGCTCAAAAGCAGCCTTCATCTCCTCCGCAGATAACCGCATGGCTTCTTTGGTTTGGATGCCGAGTTTTTTAAACGCGGCAGCGGTCGGGTCTATGTTTCCGCGCAATTCTTGCAGGCGTAAATCGGCGGCCAGTATGCCGTCCTCCACGTCCTTCATCGCCAGCTTGCCGGATTTGCCTAGTTCGGCATACTTGGCTTTGACGGCGGCAATGTCCTGTTCGTTGGCGGCGTTTTTCAGGCTGCCTGAAAGGGCTTGACGTATCAGCAGCGCGGCATCAACACCCTTGTCTTTCAGCACGGTATAGGCTTTTGCCAGCTTGTCCACGCCCTGCAATGCGTTTGCGGTCTGCGCGGTTACAGCGGCAGTCGCCGCCTTCATATCTACGCCAAGCTCGCTTGCGGCTGATTCCGCGTCCTTAAATGCCTGTTCTAATTCCTTGGCTTTTTTCTCCGCTTCTGTCAGCGGCTTCTCTTGCGATTTGGCGGCTTCGGCTGCTTTTTTCGCACTTTCGGCAGCGGCATCATAAGCGTGTCCTGCCGCGTTGCCGGTTTCTATGATGTTTCTGGTTACACGGGCAACATTGCTTTCAAATTCTGATGCTTGCTTTTGGGCGGCATCATAATTTTTCTGTGCCGATGCGTGCAGGGTGTCTGCTGATGCTTTTAGTTCCTCCGCCGCTTTTTTAAAGCCAAATCCTTTTGCTGCCTTTGCCGCAAAATCATCAATATAGGCAAAAGCGTCCTTGATTGCGCCGGCTACTAAGTTGATGGCAATGGATACGGCTTTGATGCCGTCCTGCAATGCGGCAAAAACCAAAGCCGCGCCGTTGAGTGTAGAGTTAAGCAGGCTGAAACTCTCGGCTGCCTCATTTGTTTCTACGAACAGTTCACCGAATAGACTATTTGCCTGCGTATATAGTTCGGCAATCGTCCCACCGATACTCTTCAATAATTCCCACGCCCTTGACAGCCATTCTTTCAGCGTTGCACCGCCTGCGCCCTCCATAAAATCCGTAAGTTTCCCCTGCAATAGGGTTACGCCTTCGGTCAAATCCTTGAATATCGCAATCACACCGTCCGAAAGCCCGCCTTCGCCGATGCCCACCAAGAACTCGTTGAACTTGTTACGCAACAGGTTGATTTGCCCGTTCAGGGTGTTCACGTTTTCGGCAGCGGTCGTGCCGAACGCCTCTTCCAAAGCTGCGCCGAATTTGGGCAGGAATTTCTCGGCGGAAATCCCTTTCTCCACCATTTTTTCCAGTTCGGCGGTGGTTACGCCCATTGATTTCGCGGCAATTGCCATAGCAGGGGTAAGCCGCTCGCCCAATTGCTGGCGCAGCTCCTCCATACTCACTTTGCCCTTGCCTGCGATTTGGCTCAACGCCAAAAACACGCCCTGCGCGTCCTCCGCACCCAAGCCCATCCCAGCCGCTGCCGAAGCCACGCCTTTGAAAATCTGCTGCGTCTGTTCGGTCGTGATGTTCAGGTTTTTGGTCGCCGCCGCAAGCTGTGCGTAGCCGTTCGCAGCGGCGTTGAAATCCAGCCCTAAGCGGTTGGCTTCCTCGCGGATGAATTGGAGTTGGTTTTTTCCTTCTTCCAGCCCGTCAAAGGCATATTTGAAGCGGGTCAGCAGGGATTGGTATTGGCGCGTCGCCGCAATAGCTTCCCGCAACCCAAGTCCGATTCCGGCGATAGCCGCAACCGTCCCCATAGCCGCCGTGCCGATGCCGCGAATACCCGCGGTAATCGGGTTCAGGCTAGACGCATTCAGTGATGCTATCCCCGCCAGCCCGCCGCCTGATGAAATGTTCCGTGCGGGATTCGGAATCTGCGCGTTGATGCGGTTCGCCGC